CTCTGGTCTAAATTTAGTCAATGCTGGTAATAGGAATCTTCCAAGAAATAAATAAACACCAGCTCGTTCAAATTGGTCTAGATTAACTTTGGTATTATCCATCTCTTCTGTATTTAAAACTGTAATGTCAGTATAGACATTTGTTTTATAGACTGGCCACCATTTAATTCTTAATTCTCTTAAAATGTCATTTGTAGTTTGTGCAAAAAAATTAGTTGCCTCTGTAGAACCTGACGCAATACCAAATTCAAAACAATCAGGTTGATACTTTGTTACATCACTAGCAACAATTACATCTGCTCCTGTAAAATTAGCCATAACTACCTACTATCCATTTAAGGATTTTTTTAAATTTTCTTTTTAACTTTTTTAACATTTTTTTTTCTCTTTGGTTTTTGTTTCACTACTTTATCAGTAATGTCTTTTTTTGTCGCCTTTTTAATTTGTTTTTTTACTTCATCGACAGGAGCAAAACCATTTCTTTGATAAAATCCTATATTAGCTTCATAGTATTTTTTTGGTTTTACAATAATTTTTTTACCATTCGTTAATCTAATGTCCATAATTCCTCCATTTAATTTTAATGTGAGGGCAGTCTCCCACCCTCACAAAGTATCCAATTATTATTGGATTGATGAGTCAGATTCGACTTCACAACCTTTAGAGTCGTCTAATTCGCCAACTCCATAAACTGCTGTTGCTACTATCTCGTCAGCTCTTAAACTCGCATCTCTTTGAGTTTCTATTTTCAGATCTTGCATCATTGCTAGACCTAAAGCATCAGAGTGGAATACAGCACCTTTGTAATCTCCTGTAGTTCCAGGGTCATTACCAGATGAGTCTGCTATATTTGAAGTTTCAAATATATTTACTCCAGCTATTTGACCTACTAGACCAGTTCTTAATGCTTCATTACCAACACCAGGGTTAGGGTTAGCAAATGTATTTGTAAGACCTGATTTTAAATCAAATGCTACTTGTGGGTGGATAACTGCAGATAAATTTTCTCCAGGTACACCTGCTGCTCTTAATTTAGCTACTGCTTGGAAGATTAAACTTGCCGACATTGCAGTTGAAGCTGAACCAACAGTAGTTGAAAAACCACCGAATAGAGCAGTTAAGTCTTTGTCTATTTTTTTTGCGATTGCTTCTCCAAATAATCTACCAATATCTGCAGCAACATTTCTTGGAGCTGCGTTTCTACCTAAATCAGTTAGCGTGGTCATTATTCCATGCTCTGAACAAGTAATAGTTTTTGAAGTAGGGTCAATCGCTGTGTTAGATAAATCAGATGCTTCCGATACTGCTGCAGCTGATACTGCTGAGTAAATTGGAACTTCAACTGACTTTCCACCACCAGTCACAGCATAGTTTCTTACAAGTGGTCTCATGATTGATCTCTCACTTGCTACGAACAATGCCTCTGCCACTATCTCTGTGTATAGTTCCGATAGTGTAGAACTTGTGCTTTCGTTTGCCATTGTTTTTGTCCTCTATTATTTATTGTTTAAATTAATACTAACAGGAGCAGAGTCTCTCTCTTTACGATATTCAGCATATCGTTTTCGATCTTCTGCCTTGCTCATATCTAAATCCTGAATATTAAAAGGTTTTACAGTTTTACCTTCGATACTAGACTGGCTTCCTGCTCCAGCGTAAGACCCTTGACGGAAATGTGGGTTAGCATCTAGGAACTCTTTTACTTTATCTTCAATAGTAAATAGCTCTCCTTTTGAGTTATACCTAATGTTTTTATTATTATCAAGTATTTCAATTCTATTGTCATCACTTAATCTTACTTGACTTTTAACAAGCTCAACTACTTGTGATGGATTTATAGCTTTATATTTAGACGCTTCTGACAATAAAGAATTATCAATTTTTTCTTTTTTCATCATGTCTTTGTAATTCATTATTTCTTGGTCTTTTTCAGCTATTCTTTGTTTCATTAGATTTTCAAGATCAGCTTTTGTTTTAGCTTCTTGTACTTGCTTTTCTTTAAGAGCTTCATCTTCTTTTTTCTTTTGTTCATCTAACATTCTTTGATGCTTTTGTTTTTCAGCTTCAAGTCTTTGTTTGATAATATTATCAAGTTGTTCTTGGGTAAATGTATTTTGTTGTTTTACCTCGTCAGTTTTAGTTTCTTTAGCCACAACTTCTTGTGCATCATTTTGCGGTTGATTAACCTTTTGTTCTTCTGACATTTTTTCTCCTATATTATTAATTGTCCATTTGCGTCATACCAATCAGGATTGACGTAAGTCCATTGATGTCTGCAATTATAACCACCTCTAACAACCAATGGGTCTCCTGGCTTTTTGCCATTCCAAGATTGTTGAGTCCATAGTTTTCTCACTTCGTCAATAGTGAAGAGATTACTCTTCCTTTTTCTATATACACCACTTAATACATCTCTACAAATCCTTCTTGTTTCAGGAATTATGTCTCCAAAATATTTGACATGAGTAAGACCAGCATCAAGAGATTTTTTAGCATTAACTTGGGCGTCAAATTCTCTTAATCCATCATTTAATAATTGACTAGAGTATCTTCTCATATTATCCCCAGCTCTATCTCTACCAAACTTTGATTGTAAAGTTGCAACTGCTTTGTCAACTCTTGATTGCATTGATTTAACATTTTTATTTCTTTTTACAAAATTTACTAGCTTTTGTGCTTCTTTGTCATTTGTTTTACTATAAATGCCATTGATCGTTTGTCTTAATTCTTTTTCTAATTCTACAAATTCTCTACCAACAAGTGTATTTTGATAAATCTTGTCAGATAGTCTTTTTGTAAATGTGTTTGATATATCTTTAAATTGAGTAAATGTTTGAAGTTTTAAATTTTTAACTAATTCTAAATCTCCTTTTGTAAGGACCAGAAACTCCTCTGGTATATTACCAATAGTTCTAAAAGCTCTCTCGATTCGTTTTGCTTGTCTATTAAATCCTTTTTTAGTAACTGTGTCAGCCCATCCTAAAAACTCTGTTTGTAAGATAGTTCTTATTTTAGGTCGAATCGCTACGGCTGCTTGCAACTCTATAAGTTTTCCTTTTTGTGTTGGTAGTTCTCGACCTGCTAAAGCAACAACATCATTTTCTATTTTATCTAAAGTTCTTTGTAATGTTCTATAATATTCTTGCTCTGCTCTATCTAAATTTTTGATTCGATATATCGTGAATTGTCTTACTTTATCAGCCATAAAAATGACTTATCAAAAAAACATCAAAAATGCAAAAAGTGTTTTTGTGTCGCATCTAGTTTTGAACCCCTGTAATTTTCGACCTTCTACTTTTCAACAAGTTCGTCAAAACTTAAAATTTTGCAAAAGTCAATTTGGTATAATGGGATATTAAAAGTTTTTTTATAAATTTTTAATTAGCTATTTAACATTGTGAATATAGTAGGTTGGTTAAAAGAACAGGGAGGTTCTTATGAAAACAACAAGTGATAGAGTTGGGTTGGAGGTAGCTTATTCAAAAGCAAATTCAACCCTTCCTGAAAAACTACCTTACATTGAAAACAAAGAAGCAGAAAAAGCATACAAGCTACTTGTTAGAAAGTTTGGTAAAAAAGAAAAGATGTTTTTGGGTACTTGGAAAAAAGTTAAAATGAGTCCAAGAACTTATAATAGACCTAGAAAAGTTTGGGTTTGTTTAAGTGGAAATCCATCAACATTACACAATGGTTGGAGACGTTTAATCCATGACGTTGCCCATGATATTTTTTCATGGAGAAGTCCAGGGTTACCTGATCATTGTAAATTTCAAGCTGATTTAGAAGCAGAAATTTGTGAGTATGTTTTGAAATCAGGTTGGCTAAATGGTTCTTTGAAACCAAAACCTTTACCTAGATTATCTAATGATGAGAAAAAAGTTATTAAGATAAAAAGGTTTGAGGCAAACATTTTAAGGTGGGAAACAAAAATAAAAAGAGCAAACACCTATCTTAAAAAATATAAAGCTAAACTTAAACGATTAAATAAATAATTACCACCTACTATATCACAGTGTTAAACATCTTCATCTTCAACATCTTCTTCTTGAACTTCGTCTTGTGTGAATTGACCTACTTCAGCTTGACCATCTATTTCGTCAAATGCTTGTGTTAGTTTTTCATCATCATCAATTACAGCTCTTACTATTTCTTTATCTACTTCTTTATTAAAAGTTGGAGATTGTAGATTCATTGCTTTTGCCATTGAGAAAAATTGAAGATCAGTAGCGTAATCTCTAATGTTAAAACTATCAGGATAATTTATTTCTCCATCATAATTAACATTTTGAAATAGTGCGTATAATCTAAAAATTTGTTCCTCTGCTATTTCTAAATTATCAGCTTTTTCTGATAGTCTAGCATTAAGTAATTCAAACTCAGTTTGTAAAGCTATTCCACTTGATACTTGTTGTTTGGTAGTTCTAATAGCTCCTGTGTGTGCAATTCTATTTATGGCTTCTACTTTGTGTTGGATTGAATCCATTATTGAATTTAAGTTAGCTCCTGATGGTTGTAGTAAATATGGTTTTAGGTTTGGTTCTATTTCGTCAGGCATTTCTATTACAGCACCAGCTCCAGCACTTGCATTGACACTTGGAGTCTTAACTAATGATGGATGATTCGTTAATCTAATTAATTGTTCTATTTCGCTATATTCATTGTAAATTGATTTTTGTAAGTCAGCTATATCAGTAAGGTCTGATTGACCAATGCCTCTCTTGTGTGATTTCGCATTGTATAAAATAACTGCTGGTATTTTGCCAATCAGATTATCGGCAGTATCTATAATGGAAGGGTCTTGTTGATCTTTTTGATAAAGAGTATCTATTCTATCAGGATACCAAATTCTAAAATACGTTCCTCCATCTTTATCTACCTCTTCTCTTATTTTTAAATAATCCAAATAATATTTACCATTTACTTCTCTTTTGAAATTCCAATCTAAAACATTTTCTGGAGTCACAATAGAAATATAAGGTCTTATATCTTGATTAAGTTCGTCTGCCCTTGTTCTTGTTTGTATTGCTGGTTTGTCTAAAATCATAAAACAATGACCATAGATTGAAGCATAGTTTTGAGCTTGTTTAATTACATTGTTAAAACTATTACCTTCTAGGTCAGCGTCTTTTAAGAATGATTCTAAACTAGGTTCTTCACTCATAGAACCAAAGTCTCTTGATGGTTTTACTCTAAAAAGAAATGATGAATAAATTTGTATAATATTTTTACAATGATTATCGCATGGAGTATTAGCAAGTCTTTGATTGAACTCGTTATCTAATTCAAGATTATATCTATTTAAGTATTGACCTATTGTGTAGTCATAACCACCATTATAACTTCTAATAAAATACTCCCAATTATTAATTGTCTCTCTATAATCTTTATGAGTATCTAGTGCCTCGTCTTTGCTGTACGCCATAATTTCCTTTTAGATTCCATCTTTGAGGAATACTACCAGGAGTTTTAATAGTCAAAGGTTTTATATAGTCTATCAAATATCCTAGAGCATCATTCATGTGGTCGAATCCTTCCTCTTTATCTGGAATGTTTGTGTTTTCCTTATAAATTTGTCTTTGTAATCCTTTTAACAATATTTTTAAATTTTTTCCAATGAAAATATGCCTTTCGCCATTTGAATCTTTAAGTCTTGAATTTACATTATTGACTCGATCTCTAATTGCTGTGTGTTTGTTTTTAACTTTAACATTGAAGCCAGAGTTTTGAAGAATAGACAAATCAGTTCTACCTCCAGCACTTGTTTTTCTTTGTTTGCAAGCAGGATCAGGATAGACGAATATTTTAGCTTTACTTCCATATCTATCTCTTATCTCTTGGCACATTTCATCAGTATTACTTGAATAGATTACTATTTCGTCAACAAAATAAACCTTATCTTTTTCTATGTGAGCTACACAACAAGACATAGGGTCAACGTTAAAATCCATACCAATATGTAATGGTTTTGATAAATCTAGCTTATAATCTTGGACACTCTCGACAGGATGAAAATTGTAATAGACTTGACCAGCATAGTTTTCAAAAGTGCCTTCAAACTCTTGTCTAAATGTCCTTATGTCAATATCTTGTTTAGCTTGTTCTAGCTCTTCTTTTGTAACAATCCCACCTTGTAGAGTCGTATATTGAAAAGACTCCCACTCGTCATCATGCTTTCCTTTAAGATACATTTCATAGGACCAGTTACCATAACCTCTAGGAGTTCCACACATTAAGACTTTGCCTTTTGTATCTGCAACACTAGCTCTTAAAACTTCAAACCAAGTTCTTTTGTCAATATCAGCAAATTCGTCAAGAACTAAAAAGTCTATTCCACTACCTCTCAAACTATCAAAGTTCTCAGCTCCCTTTAGTGATATAATGCTATTAGTTTTTCTTATTCTAATAGTAAGAGTAGTTTCGTTTATATCTTCTACCCATTTATATTTATTCAAAGTTTCTTTTAGATCATTCCAACAAATCTCTTTTGCCATTTTAAGAGTTGGAGCTATATACCAAATAGTTTGATTAGGTTGAGATGCGTATTTCATCATCTCTATAATGGTTAAAAATGTTTTACCAAATCTACGACCACTTATTAATACTCTAAATCTTTTATTTGATGACGATACTCGATATTGCGGTTTTGTTAGATTGACCTTCATTACATCCAAATTTTATGTAGATATTAAATTCATTAACATCATCTCTACCTAGTTCAACAATTTTATCATATGATTTTGTATAACCATCTAACATACAACTATAAGCATCTACATAATTAGCTTCAAAAGTGTGTGGAGGCATACAAGTGGTTTTGCCTTCCACATAGGCACACATGACCATTGTTAGTATATAGTTCATTCAAATTGCTCAGCATTGGGAGTATTGTTTGATAAATCATTTAAAAATTTTTTCATTTCTTTATTATCTTTTTCTTGTAACTCTAAATCTTTTAAATCTATTATAGTTTTTAGAGTATCTATTTCTTTTTCTAAAATTTTAATCTTGACCTCTAAATCATTTTCTCCTTTATATTTTATATCGTCTTTTAAGCTCATTCTAATATTTTTAAAATTTTCTTTTGACCCATATATATTTCTGTTTCTGCTTTTACTTTTTTACAACTAAATACGACTCTTTCAGGATTAACTTCCCGTTCAGCTACACGTTTTGATTTTAAACAATCGCTTAACTTATCTTTATAAACATGCTCTATTACAGAACCATTAAGAGTTAAAATAAGAGCTACAACTACTTCAATCATAATACTTTACCTTTATTGATACCTTCTTTAATTACATACTTGTGAGTTCCATTGCCATTTATATTAACTTCTTTTTTGTTTTTATTTAATATTTTAGTTAATCTATCTCTTTTAATTTGTTTTATAAAATCTACAAATTGTCTATTAATCCTTTCCATTAGCTCTTACCTTATCTTTAACTACTTCTAATTGTTCCATAATTTTTTCTACATCTTTTTGAAGTCTTTGAATATTTACTTTGTTGTGCATCATAGACTCCATTTGTTCTTGAATTTTCTCTACATCCTTTACTAAATCCTCGATCAGTAAAAATTGTTCACTATCAGCTGGTAATGAACCTAACTCTCCTAACGGCCACTTTATCCTAAACTCAGTATTCATTTCTATGTCTTTTGAATTAAGTTTGTTTTGAGTCTCTAATACATTGATACGTTCAATGACTCCAAATCCAAACCATGCACCAACCAAACATGCACCTATTATAGTGATCAGATTTCTAGCTGGTAATTGTATTCCTGTGTTATCGGATAGAGCTAATTTTTTCATTTCTTTTTTCTTCCCATATAATAATCACCAGGTTCATAGTTCCACCGCTTTCCATGATGACCTCGTATATCAGCATATTTCATTCTAACTTTTACTATAAGTTTTCTTAACCAAAGACTCATATATTAAAACCTTTCCGCCAAGCCTTCATGCTCCAAAAAGCGGCACTCAAAGACTTTTGGCCCTTTACCTTTGCAAGTATAGGTCTAAACCTTGCAAAAAACATACGTTGCCTAACAGGATTATTTTTTTTAATAGAAAGGTTAGGATCGCCAAATCTAACAACATTTACTTTGCCTGTCCTTTTGTTACGAACATAAACACCAAACTTTTTAGACTTTCCAG